GTTCAGCAAAAAAATTTGCTAATTGTTCAAGTACTGCTTTCTTGTTCGCCATTATCCTGTTCCTCTTCTTGTGGTGGTCTCCCACCGTCTTCGGGGTTTGCTGCGCTACCCGCTATATTAGCTGGGACTCTCAAATCATCATGTCCTTCTAAAGGTTCATGCCCCATTGCGTCTCTAGCTTCATTTGGTGTCATTATGCCTGTGTTGACTAGCGTTGCGTAATACGCCGCTTGGTCCCTTAACTCTGGTTGTAGTGCTGGAATATTTGAAACATTTTCAACAAGTTCAAATCCAAAGTATCTTTCAAAAGCATAAGCTATTTTTCTTACTATCGGGAGAATTGTCTCTAGATAGTAAAGTCTGTGATTAGGTCTAATGTTTGCATTATTCCCACCATCTAGAAGTATAGGTGGAACACCCATAGCTTCTAAAATTATTTTCTCATTCGCGTTGATAGATGATTGAAAGTCTAGTTCTTTAAAATTAATTTTTGTTAAATCATCAACTTCAATTCCACCGTCTAAAATAAGTGGTCGTTTACCGCCATTTAAAGGATTATACCTAGTAGCCCAGGCTTGCAGCATTCTTTCTTTGATTCTCTCGGAAAGAGTGTTAGGGCTTTTTAGAACTAATCCTGGAACTGCTCCATTCTTGAAGAAGTTATCTTGAAACTTCCTCATGTTATCAAGTAGATACATGGTTCTATATGCTGGTTTTAGTCGAGGTACTCCTCGATAGATCGATTTAAATGAGTTTTCTTTAATATGTATTATCTCTTTCGTTGAATAATCGACATGTCCTTCATATGTGAACTTCTCTATGTAAGTACTAGTATCAGAATGGATAGTTACATTCTGTGCTGGAAGATGATATAAATGTCTTCCATCAAAATATACGAAAATATTACCATCTATTAGTAGATCAATTATAAGATTTCTCTTAAAAGTATTGATATCCTGAAATGGATTTGGTTCTTTATTAAGTAATAAATCAACACGAGTTTTTCGAACATTTTCTACTACTGGTGCTACTCCATTTACTTTGTTGCTGACATCATATTTGATGTCCGCAGAATCGTCTACGATCATGTTTACAGCCCTATTAACTACTTCTAGTTCTTCATAAGCTGATCTATAATTATCTTTGTTTTCTCGGGTATCTAATGTTAACCCTTCGTTTAAGGCTATAAATGACTGAGAAGGGTTTAACTTCTCGTCAGTTTGATTTCTACCTAAAAATCTGTCATACCATGCCATGTTTTTCTCTCTGTTTTCCAACCCATCGTTTTTGCTTAAGTGCAGTCACTAATCTTGGTCTCTTACCATAAATACTGTGGAGCCTTAAGTGGTGGGCTTTGCATAGTGTAGCAGCTTCATTGTAAATCTCATTGTTAAATTCATCAATAAATTTTTCTCGGACATTCATGATTTCATCGGCAGAAGTGATAGTAATTCTATTACTCCTCAGCCAACTTTCTAATAACTCAGTCATTCCGTAGAAATGGTGAAAGTCTAAATGTTCCGTCGCACCACAGATAAAGCACTGGGTGTCTTTCTTATATTTAGATTTCGCTTTGTCTCTAACGTACTTGACTAAATCTCGTTTTAAATCCATAAATTCCTATTTATATAAAATTATACCAAAAATTCACCTTCATGTCAACATTTATTTTTTGGTAGGTCAAAATCTAAAAAGTACTCGCTGTAGTCTCAAAAGTGTACAGCGCATATCTAATAGCGTCTGACATATGACTTGCCATATTATGTTTTGGCTTTTCTTTAAGTAAATTTGGGTTACTATCCCATTGATATTGGTCTACACATGATAAAGCTTGTTGACATCGTTGGTCAATAATCAAATTATCATTGTCTATGATACCCGCTGTATGCCCAATTCCGTCTAGAATAGACTTTTTAGCATTAATTGTAGAAATATCGTAGTTTTGTGCAAAGTCAAACCTAGTTTGCTGTGCCGCTGAATCGATATAAATCCAATCAATGTTATATTTCTCTACTCTTTTCCGAATTTCGATAGCATGTTGTTCTGTAGTTCTTTCAGCGTCCATGTATTCATCTACAAGATAAAATTTTCGTTGATCCCAATCATATGCTATAACGCAGAAAGCTGTAGGATCTTTATATCCTACGTCCAATCCTGCGAATACATCCATATTACTAGTATCTAACTGATTAAGGTCTGCGACACACTCTTCAAAATTAAAATTCCAAATTTGTCCCTCATAAGTGTTAAAATCTGCCATGTATTCTTGGGCAAACTCCGCTTGGGACATTGATCTTTGTGCTTCTTTGATGTCCTCATCACTGAAGCGAGGGTTTTCATGATAAGTGGCTCTTATTGAAGCCCAATCTTTAAATTCATCACTAAATCCTCTGTGATAAAAGTCAGCAAACCAATTATTTCTCCCTCTAGGAGTAGAAATAAATACTGCTTTACTATTATCTTTATCTAATGTGGGACGAAGAGCCACATTAAAAGCATCCTTTCCATCAGCAAGTGCTGCTTCGTCAAAAATTATTAAATCATATGATCTACCTACAGCAGAATCCACTTGATTTACTGAACCCATTCTTATTGTCGACCCATTTGACAATTCTATTACCTTATCTTTTGCGTTATCTTTTACCACTTCAAGATCAAAGTGCTTTATTAGCTGTCTTTGTAAATCAAAAGAAATTTGTGATAATGAGTAGTTGGGGGACATAATTAATATGCTGGAGCCTGGCACGAGTGAAACAAGTTGTCCGATGACATTTGTTATATACGTTTTTCCTTGCCGTCTAGATATAGCGGCGCATACAAATCTGTATTTTGGGTTGTTTAAGGCATTGATTAATGCCGTTTGAGCCGAATTAGGTTCTATACCTAATAAGTTCATATATTCATCTATAGGTAACTTTATAAATCTTTCAGCTGTACCGAAAGTCATAATATCTTCGCTAAGAATATCTTTTCTGCTAACATCGAGCATTAGTGTATAGTTCTATTTAGTACAGTACCTATTTGGTGCTGATTAACAAAATCATCTAGCACTCCTGCTGAGTCGCATACGTTCAAAAGATATAAATACCCCATACATATATTACTCATAACCTGATCAGGCTCAGATACGTGTCCGTCCTGTTCAGCTTTTTTGTTTAAGATAGACAAAGTCACGCTACAAGTAGCTGCAACCTCTTCTAACCAAACAGTTTTATCGTCCATTAGCTAAAAATTACTGGTGTACCTAATACTTCTGCGTTAGCAGCAAATATTTGATCAGTTTGATCTTTTCTAATGAAAGTTACTTCTCCATCTGCTAGTGTGAAAGACCCTAGTGTAGCGTCTGCGCTATTTGCAACAGTTACTACTCTATTTGTAGCCCCTGAATTCACAAGTCTAACATCTGTAGAGTTAGAAAATGTGGAAGCTGCACCCACGTTAACACCGCAAGCTGCTTCAGCAGCGATTACTCTGAAAGACATTTATTTCTCCTTTACGATTTCTCGTTCTTTTGCTTTTTGCTTGGCTTCAATCATTTTATCCTGAATATCGACTTGTCCATCTAAGTTTTTGTCTGTACCATTAATCATGTTCCATAGCTGTTTAGCTTTTTGTTTAAATTTATTTACCATTTTATTATGTGATTGAGCGTACCGCTTAAGAAGTCACTTATCTTGGTACGCTCACTCTGTTTTAATTCTGAGAAGTTATTAAGACTTTTTGCCTCTCTTCTTCCCTTTTTTCTTTTTGGGACGACCCCTTGTCTTCCCATATGTTCCTTTACCGTAAGGCATTATTCAGCTTTATAACAAGTCCATGCACCGTAGCATAGTCCAGCTGCTGCTAATATTTTGGCAACTCCGCCTGTGAACAATACTAGTCCACAAACTACTACTAGAACCGCTCCGTCCCAACTTGTTCTTTCTGAAACTCTACTCTTTAACCAATCCATCTATTTCTCCCATTTTTGCTTTGGACACGATGCCCTATTAAGCCTTGCTTTAATCGGCATAAAGCACATACATGCTTTACACACCTTAAACTTATTTAACTGATCACAGGTACTGCAAACTTTAAGTCTACTTTTGTGAATCATCTCTTTCTCCTTTAATGTAATAGGCATGATATATTATCAAGGTCAGTCTTTAAATATAATTTTTAGTTCACATCTAATGATATCGCCACTACAATAATGTTTTATAAAAGCAGAAACATTGGTCAATTCTGACTTATTTTCTACTTCTATTTCTATTAATGCTTTTGATTTAGCAGATTCCTCTTTCTGACTTAGAGGGGCTATTTCTCTTTTGGGCTATCTTCGTCCTGTAATTGATCTGTTTCTTCATCTACTTTTTCTGCAACTGCAG